CTTAATGATACCGATAACTTCTTCGTTGAGAATGCCTCTACTGTGTGGATGGATCAGCAGTTTTTATTGACAACTGCACAAAAAGGTAGTCCAAAGTATTACAACTTTAACGGTACAAACAGCAACGGCGATACACAGGTTGATTTGTTCCCAATTCCTAACGGATCATATAATATTCGTTTTAACATTATTAAACCACAAGTACCATTAGTTGCTAACGCTGATACTTTATTAGTACCTGAAGAACCTGTTATCCTTGGTGCATTAGCTAGGGCGCAAGCAGAGCGTGGCGAAGACGGCGGAGTACAGTCTGGTGAGACGTATGTACTGTATCGCCAAAGTCTTGCCGATGCAATATCATTAGAGTCGAATCGTTATATTGAAGAATCCCAATGGAATTGGATCTAAATGGCTAGTCAACTACAGACATCGTCTATAGCAGCGCCGGGATTCTATGGACTTAACCTCCAAGAGTCTAGTATTACTTTGTCTTCTGGATTTGCATTAAAAGCTCAGAACTGTGTGATCGATAAATATGGTCGTATCGGAGCAAGACGTGGATGGACTCCTGTTAACTCCTCAGTTAATACTGACTTAGGAGCAGGTAATGCAGTAGAGTTTATATTTGAAGTAGTAGATGGCGGTAGTAATCAAGTGTTAAGTGCTGGTAATAATAGGCTATTCGTAGGGACTACTACGATGACTACTAAAACAGTTCGTAATGCTACTAACAGCGGTGACGCTACTTACACCATCACAGGCAATAACTGGCAAGGTGCTGCCATGTCCTACGGAGACGTTAGCGACTTCCAGCCTCATGTGTATTTAGCACAAGCCGCACACCCAATGCTGGTGTATCATGAGCTACCTACCTCTGGTGGTGGTTTTAATGATCACAATAGTAATACCTTTGGTTATCAACGAGTAGGAGACGCTGCTGCGTTGCCTCTTAATCATAGCACATCAACATTTATGCCTAGCTGGGTGTTGTCTGCTTATGGAAGAATATGGTGTGGTGGTATCTCAGGAGACACTCAGACTGTTTACTTCAGTGACTTACTAGCTGGTACAGATTTTCAGAATGGAACTGCTGGGTATATTAACCTACAAGAAGTTCTCCCTAACGGAGATCCTGTAGTCGCTGCTGCAGCACATAATGGATTTATCATATTCTTTGGTCGTAAGAATATAGCAATATATGCTAATCCGTTAGACACAGGAGCATTAACTCTTGTTGAGATTATCTATAACGTAGGATGTATTGCTAGAGATTCAGTACAGAATATAGCAACAGATGTGTTGTTTTTATCTGACTCAGGAGTTCGTAGTCTACAGCGAGTAATTCAAGAGAAGTCCATGCCAATGCGTGACATCTCTAAGAATGTCCGTGATGAATTGATGACTGCTGTAGCATCTGAGACAGATTTAACTAAGATTAAAAGCATCTACTACGAAAGAGATGCTATATATTTATTAACACTTCCTACAACTAAGTTTGTATATTGCTTTGATACTCGTGCTCCACTACAAGATGGTTCAATGAGAGTTACAATTTGGGACAGCATAGAACCTAAGTCATTCTTTGTAACACAGAATAGAGATTTATACCTAGGAAAACCGGGCTATATTGGTAAGTACTTTGGTTATGCTGATAATACATCTAGTTATCGTCTTGCATATTATACTAACTACTTTGACTTTGATGCTGCTACAAATCTTAAACTATTAAAGAAGATTGGTTGGATATTAATTGGTGGTACAAATCAACCAGTAGCCATTAAGTGGGGATTTGATTATACCGAAAGTTATCAGGCTACAACATATAACTTAGATGCTGCTACGATATACGAATATAATAACTCTACTGTAGATACCATCCCCGGTTCAACAGAATACAACATTGCTGAGTACACATCAGGTATTGTTTTAGATCGTTTTAACATTAATGCTGGCGGTCAAGGAACTGTCATGCAGTTAGGATTAGAAGCAGACATCAATGGCAATCCTCTGTCGATACAGAAGCTCGATGTTGCTATTAAAAAAGGGAAAACAATAGTCTAATGCAGATTTGTAAGCGCTGTAATATTAATAAATCATTGTCTGAGTATTATAAAACAACTGATAGAAAGTCAGGAAGAAAAACAATTTGTAAAGAATGTATAAAGAAAGATCCGTTAACAGAGCAACGTAAACAGATAATGAGAGAGTACGGTAAACAGTATCATTTAAAAACAAAATATAATTTAACAATTGACGAATACAATTTAAAATTAATAGCACAGAATCATAAATGTGCAATTTGTGGAATTGATGAAAAAGAAACAGCAAAAGGTAAATTATTTGTAGATCATTGTCATAATACGAATATTATTAGAGGTCTTTTGTGTAATAACTGTAATACCGGAATTGGGTTTCTTAAAGATTCAATTTCATCACTGTCAAATGCAATTACTTATTTAGATAAGTATAAAAATATAAAACAAGGAGAATAAAAATTAGCAACTACACAAAAGCAACTAACTTCACAGCTAAAGACGGTCTACCTACTGGTAACTCAGGTAAGATTGTTAAAGGTACAGAGATTGATACTGAGCTGACTGCTATTGCTTCAGCTATTTCTTCTAAGGCAGATCTAAATAGTCCTGCTTTAACAGGAACTCCTACAGCTCCTACGGCTAGTGCAGGAACAAACACAACACAAGTAGCAACTACTGCTTTTGTACAGACAGCTTTATCAGCAGCGTTTACCTCAGGCATGATTATGATGTGGTCTGGTACTATAGCTACTATTCCTACAGGATGGGTATTATGTAATGGTTCTAATAGTACTCCTGATCTTCGTAATAGATTTGTCATTGGCGCACATAGCGATACTGCCGGTGTTGCCTATACAACGGTAACTGGAAGCAATACAACATCTGGTGGTACTAAAGACGCTATTGTTGTAAGTCATACACATACAGTAACTGCTGCTTCTACTTCATTAACAGGATCTATTGTTGGTATTGCTGAATCGTTTGGACTAGGCGGTGGCACAGCATCTGGTGTATTTACAAAAACAACAGGAAATACAGTTAGTCTAACCCCTGTAGGAAATGATAGTGGTGATGGTGGTGGTGTAACTTTTGATGGCTCACATACTCACTCAATGACTGTAAGCACAGAAGGCTCTAGCGGCACGAATCAGAACTTGCCTCCATATTACGCATTAGCGTTTATTATGAAGACCTAACATGAAAGTACCTGTAGTCCTTAGAGACGACTACACAATGTACTTAGAGTTCTTTGAAGGAATGTTGTGGTTTCATACAGATGTACATAAGTGGACACCAGAAGTAAAGACAAAGTATTTAGAAGATTTAAATATATTGCAGTATTTAATAAACAGTCCTTTAGTTGCAATGGTAAATCAACGAGATAAGAAACTGAGTAAATTTGGCAAAGTAATTGGTTTTAAATATGAACAACCCTTTTTAGGTAATGATAAACAAATGTATGACATCTACAGTAGGAGCAAATAATGGGTAGCGTCGTTAGTGCAATCGCAGGTCCAGTCTTATCGATTGGTGGCGGATTAATTTCTGGAAGCAAAGGCGCAGATGCTGCTAGACAGCAAGCAGAGTCTCTCCGAGCTGCAGGTTTGCGTTCTTCGCAGATGGCACAGTTCCGTCCTATTGGACTGAGAACTGGCTTCGGAACTTCTAACTTCCGAGTAAATGAACTAGGACAAGTCGAAGAAGCTGGTTATACACTAGATCCGCAACTAGAAGCTCTTCGTAATCGTTTTATTACTGGAGCTACAGGAGCGCCTCGTGCGATTACAAGTCAAGTTCCACAAGTTCCAGAAGGATATAGTTTAACTCCTCCATCTGATATAACACGAGCTTATACGGCTGTAATGCCTAGAGATGGATTTACTTATGCTTATAGCCCTACTGGTGAGCGAATTGAAGTTCCATTAACAACACAAACTACATACGAAGCTGGACAAGGATACGATCCTACTCGTCTGCAGAATCTAACAGAACCTATTTACGGCGGAGCAGCCTCGTTATTTAATTTAGGTGGTAGCTATTTAGGTGCAAATCCACAAGAGGTTGCAGCTAAATATATATCAGATAGGCAAAGTTTACTACAACCTAGTCGTGCTGCTGAGTTTGGTCGGTTACAGGCTCGTAACTTTGCTACTGGTCGTGGTGGTCTAGGTGTCCAGACAGGCACAGGCGGAGCGCCAGCGAATCCTGCATTGCAAGCATATTACAACTCTATATTCCAACAAGACAAAGCACTGGCTGCAGAAGCAGACCAAGCCGCTATGGAACGTATTCGTTTCGGTGGCGAACTCTACGGTGCTGGCGGTAAACTTGCTTCAGGTATTCCATCGTTGTTTAGTGGTTCATTCTTACCAATCGAGACACAACTTAACTTGGCTAAGAGCATTGAATCGCTAGGACAAAACCCATATCAGATGAGTATTGACTTAGCTAATGCACAAGCAGGAGCTGGCGCAAGAGCAGGTCAGTTGTATTTACAACCACAAGAAGCTGCGGCACGAGCTTACTCACAATATCAAGGTTACAGCCCATTAGGAACTGCATTAAGCGGTTTAGGTAGTTCAATAGGAGGCGGAGGCGGATTTGGTAGCTTTAGTAATTTATTTGGTAGTAGAGGTAGTGGTCTAAGGTACGACCTAGCTGGCGCTGATTTCTAACTCGTAAATCTAATCAAACATACTCCGTATTTATCGGACAAACGTATTAAGTAAGGAATAATAATGGCTGACATCGTAAACAACTTATTTGGAATAGATCCTGCTGCGTTGCAACAACAACGAGCTGCGACTGATTTTGCTAACGCATTTAGATTTGCTCAGTTAGATCCGCTACAACGGGCTAATCTGTCAATCTACCAAGGTAGTGCTGGGCTTGGTCGTGCTGCTACTCAGCTACTTGGCGGCGACGAGCAGCTTAATAAAGCTACTAAGGTTCGTGAATTAGCGTCTCGTTTTGACATGACAAGTGCTGATGGATTACGTCAGTTTGCTCAAGCGGTATCTACGTTTGCTCCTGAAGTTGCTCAACAGGCAGTTCGTCGTTCTGATGAAATAGTAACTACGGGACTAAAACAAGGTAAATTAGCTGAAGAAACAAGAATTCTAGGTCGTGAAATTAAAGAAATAGGTGTTCCAAACAATCCGGAATTAGTTCAAAAAGCAGTAGTCGATAAAGACGGTAATATTATCCAGCGGATTGGCGATCCTATTAGTCGTTTTACAAGTAAGCAAAGCATTAGCGTTGATGCTAAAGGAGAAGCTGAGTTTATTAAAGAATTAGGTAAATTAGACGCTAGAGAAGTAGATAACGCACGATTGCAACGTAATAATGCCATTGCAACATTAAATAGCTTAGACCAATTAGCTCAGTTAAATAATCAGCAATTAATTGGCGGTTCATTCGCTACTACTCGTGTAGGTGCAGCTAACTTCTTAAATACAATTGGATTAGCATCAGCAAACGATATATCACGGCTGTCTACTTCGCAACAGTACGAGAAAGTTGCTAAGGATATTGTATTGCAAACACTAGGCGGTAAACTAGGAGCCGGATTCTCTAACGAAGATCGTAAGTTTATTGAAGCTCTTGTACCGCAGCTTGAAACCAGTGCAGAAGCCCGTCGTAAGTTAATTGAGTTCATGCAAGGTAAGTTTACTAAGATTGCCGATGAGTCCACTCGTTTAGAGAACTATGCTCGTACGAATAAGGGACTAGGCGGATTTGAACCAAGATTACCTTTACCGAAAGCACCGCAAACAACAACTCAGTACACACGAGAGCAGTTACAAGGCGAGTTACGGAAAAGAGAAAACCCAACTAAGTAAGGATTTATATGAGTTTATCTGAGTTATCAACAGAAGAGATTCAACGCCGTTTGGCTAATAATGAGTATATAGGGTATGCTGAGAAAAGTGTCTTAGATACAAGTCCTACTACTTTTAAAGACGCTGTTTTAAATACTTTAGAATCAGTCGCTAAAGGCTCGTCTAAAGGTATTTTAGACCTTGTTGGCGGATGGGAGTCATTATATAACTATCTTGATGCGGGTAAAAATGCCGAGGCAGCTAAACCTACACGAATTCTAAATGCTGTTAAACAGATTACAGGTATTAACTTAGAATCAGCCCCGTATACAACACCGTATAACATCGCTGCTGCTGGCGCTCCTGCTGCTGCAGTAACGGCTCTAGGTGTTCCCGGTTTATTTCGTGGCGGTCCTATATCAGGTCCTGCTAAAGAGTTTGCTGTTGCTGGAACTGTCGGAGCAGCAGCACCTTTACTAACAGAATCTCCTTTTGGTCAATTAGCTATTCAAGCTACTCCATATGCCGCTAAGGGAGGGTTTACGACTGCTCAGAATATTGCAATGCGTCCGCAAGGAACATTCCCTTCTATATCAGATACACAGTCATTGTTAAATGTCGGTCCTCTTACACCCGGACAACTTACTTTAAATCGTCAACAATTGGCAACCGAAGCACGGGTTGCTGCCTCTCCAAGAGCTGAGGAAGCTCCGGGGTTCTTCCGTACTCAAGCAGAATCTGTGCAGAAATATCTTGATGATCTATTTACACGATCTGCTCAGAAGACATTAAATCCAGAGGATTTGACAAAGTCAGTTGTTACTTCATTCCAGAACTACGGTAAAGCACTATCAACTAGACTACGCTCTGATGCAAATAAAGACTTTAAGGCTGCTAAAGGCGCTGGCGGATTGGTTGATACGCAACCTGTCTTAGATGTTGTGCAAACAAGACTACAAGCAATTCCTCCGGAAACACCCGGCTTTGAAGGATTACGTAGCGCTTTAGGTAGAATTTCAGATGAGTTTACTATTCCAGAAATACCTGCTTCTGTTACTCCAAGCACAATTCTAGGACCAACAGGACAACCTGTCGATGTTAAAGTAACTCCCGGCACTCCTGCACAAGCTCAAAAGATTGACATTGATCGTTTACAGAAGAACTTATCTGCATGGGGCGAAGCCGCATACAGCGGAAAAGCTGACTTTGGTAAAGGTAATATCTTTGAAGGTGTTGCTCCCGGTCAAGCAAAAGCAATCTCTTTAGATGTTTTAAGAGGATACAAACAAGCCTTAGACAACGCTATTCAAAACGGAGTTCCCGGCGCTGATAAGTTAGTTAAAGCTAGGGATAACTTTGCTGCAAATATTCAACGTATTGAAGAGTTTGCGAATCGTCCGTTAGTTAAGGCTTTTGATGTTGAAAGAGCCACAGATTTAGTCCCTGAGCAAGTACTAACTAAACTAAAGAATGCTCCTGAGTCTCAAAGAGCAATTCTTGTCAATGTTTTACAAAACAATCCAGACGCATCAGTAATACTTGATACTATCCGTCGTT